ATCGCCTCTATCACAAATTTTAGTGCGGCCATGTACGCTCATAAACAAGTCCGGCTTACATGGTCTCGCCCAACTAGGGGCTTGTGGAGTGGCGTACATTTTGTCTTTAAATACGACAGCATGCCAACGAGTGTTACAGATGGATTCTATATGCTTGATAGTGCTGATGTGCATTTTGAAACTGGAAGGCTTGAAGAGCGACAGCTATATATCCGGGCATTTAACTATGTTACTACTAATTCCGGTAGGTGGTATGACGATGGGGCAGTTTCCGCTACAATCCGTGTAAGTGGAATTAGTGGAGCGGTATCCTTTGGAGCAGGAGCCGGCACTTGGACAGTTCCGGAAAATGTTTATAAAATCCGCTATATACTTGTTGGGCATGGTGGAGATGCAGGAAGAATGTTTTATGCAAGATGTGCTACAGGTGGCGGAGGCGGTGGCTATTTCACTACTGGATATATGAACGTTACTCCAGGGCAAGCCTTGCCTTGGGTTGTTCCTACTGCTACAGGGCAGCCAACAGTTTTAAATAGCTTTCAGGCAAATAGCGGTACTTCTGGAAACCACGCCACTTACGGAAACATAAATATGTACGGAGGAGCAGGAGGTTCCGGAGGTGGTGCTGCATACTTCTCAAGCGGCTTTTATGGAGCAGGCTGTGGGGGTACTGACGGAGGTGATGGACAAGAATGCTGGTGGTATGATAGAGGGAGAGCAAGGCGGTTTGAGAGCAATGGATATACAAATGTTGGTGGAACAGGACAGCACACAAGCACTAGAGGCTTTAATGGTGTTTTGTACTCCGGAGGAGGAGGCGGAGGTGGAGGCGCTGGCAGCACAACGAATAAATCGTATCCGGAGAAGGGCGCTGGTTTAGGAGGCCCTGGCGGTGGGGGGAATTGTACTTCTAACTCAGTCTACGGCGAAACAGAGGCCGCCGGTACTGATGGACTAGGCGGAGGCGGAGGAGGATTAGGCACAAGCCTCAACTCTTACAACTATACAAATAGATATCCAAACGGCGTTCCTGGCGGTCGTGGCGGCACTGGCTGCATTTACATCGCATGGGGCAGTCTAATGAATGACGGAAGCTAAAGCCACTAACTGAATAATGTGCATGAAAGGAATTTCCAGAAATGGAGTTCCTTTTTTAATTTACCTAAAAAGGAAGGAGAAGCTTATGAAAAGAGATTTCGCGCTAATTCTGCCGAACAAGGACACGGCAGAGCATGAGGTAATGGCTATCACGATTTTCGATAGCCCTACCGAAGCAGACATGGGGGCAAGGGCTATTTATGGTGCTACTGCATACGCCATGGAGTCCTCGATGTGGGATTTAAAAGAGCCGTGCATTTTCAAAGATGGGGCTTTCTACAATCTCAAAATGAGGGAGCTTAGAGACGAAAAAGGCGAGCTGCAGCTTGTCCGAGTTGGTGAGGAGAAAGCCGAGAGGATTCCCTCACAGGCGGAGCAGATTGCAGAGCTTAAGCGACAGAATGCGGAGCTGAAAGAAGCCGTGGAAAACTTGGTTATGGATAGCTTAGGAGGTGAGTAGGATGTATGAGACACTTTTAGGACTGGCAAAAGAAGGAAGGCTAAACAAAAGGATGTTGGACAGGGCAGTAGCTAAGGGGTGGATTACCAAAGCACAGGAGGAAGAGATTCTTCGTATTGCCGAAGATGGGAGAGAAGCCAGAGAGGGGGTGAATCATGATAGAACTAATAACGGATAAACAGTTTCTCGCTACAATAGTTGGCGTTATCTTTGCAAGTAATGGATTCTTTCAGCTACTTATGCTTATGTATCAATCCAAGGAAAAGGAGAAAGAGCGGAAGAGACTGGAAGAAGCTCAAAAAAGTCTTATTAAAAAAGAGCAGTTCGATGCGCTGTGCCGCTGTGTCACAGGCATTGCGATGTTCAGAATCGCAAGAGAAGCCAAGAGGTACATTGATAGGGGGTTCATTACATCGGAGGAGTACCACACTCTTAAACACAATCTGTATGACCCTTATGAGGCTTTAGGCGGTAACGGAATGGCTAAGAAGTACATGGGAGAGGTTGAAGAGCTTCCCATGCACGAAGGAAAGAAACAGGATTATTCAGAGTAATAGGAGGAAAACAAAATGGATTTTGGAATTGGAAGCGTAGTAGCAATCACAGTTATCACTTACCTTATTGGTATGGGGTGCAAGTCTGTAGAGAAACTGGATAACAAGTTTATCCCAGTTATTTGCGGACTTGTTGGAGCAGTCCTTGGCGTAGTCGGCATGCAGACCATGGCAGACTTTCCTGCAAAGGATGTACTTAATGCCGTGGCCGTGGGGATTGTATCCGGGTTAGCCTCTACGGGGGCAAATCAGATTGGAAAGCAGCTCTCCGGCAAATAAGTATATTAGAGAAGCAAAACAAGTTTGCATGGGCAAGCCTGTTTTCCAATGATTTACAGAACATAAACATTTCATTTAAAGAAAGAGAGGAAAGAAACATGAGAAAGAATGGACCTATGGAGAGATACCCCGGTATTGATGAGGATGCAAGAAACCACATTGTTCCCGGAAGCAACACTATTGATAACAGCCCTCGCCCAAAAGGAGTAAAGAGAGGACAGGGAGAGGATGATGCAGCTCGCGGACCAGGAGTAACGCCGAATCCGGATAGCTACACGGGTCCCGGAATTGGACTTAAGAAGTAAAAACCTTGGGGAGACATAGTTCTCCCCTTTTTTTGTACCGTAAATCTTATTAAATAGGAAGGAAAAACTATGAATCCATATCAAAGAGGACAAAGGGCGCTCTGCGGTGACTATTTCAAATTTACTCCCGATGGGGCAGGACGCTTTAAAAGAGCAGGACGCTGGCATAAGCAGCCACAGAAGGGGGATGTTATTTTCTATTTCAGTGAAGCGCTAGGAAGAATCGGACACACAGGAGTAGTAGACGAAGTGCCTTTACCGGATTTAGCTGCAGTTGAAGGAAATACTTCCGGAGCAGACAAGGATAGAAACGGGGGAGAGTGCCGGAGAAAGATTTATAGGAATTTCAAAGTAGGGGACAGGTCTTGGCCTTGTGGATTTGGCAGGCCTATCTTTGATGATGAGACTTGCTCCGTAGAAGAGTTCCTGGAAGTAGTTAGAGGGGAAATCGGCTACGAGGAAAAGGCTACCCCTCGAAACTTAGAGGACAAGCACGCCAACAGAGGAAAGAACAACTATACTAAGTATGGCGTCTGGTATAATCATGGGAAGATTATCTCTGAGCCGTGGTGCGGTGAACTGGTAAGCTGGTGTTTCTATCAGGCTTGCAAACTCCATCAAGAAAGAAAAGCTTCCGTAGTGCAGCAGGAGCCACAGAAAGAGGGTTGGATTCAGCAGAATGATAAATGGCTGTACTATAAGGATAACGCGCCTGTATGTGGCAAATTTGAGTATATCAATGGCAGGTGGTATGTGTTCGATAATGCCGGCTTCATGATCAAGGGCTGGTTCAAGTCTGAGGAAGGCTGGTATTATCTTGGAGAAGACGGAGGCATGCTTTCCGGACAGTGGCTTCAGGATAAAGGCAAGTGGTACTACTTGACCAAGTCCGGCTTGATGGCGACCAATGCTAAAGTCAGAAAAGCGAAAGGTGACGGCTATGATTTTGTAGGCGCAGATGGTGCCTATGACTCCTTTAAATCCCTGTTTACCGGTCGGATGGAAGGCGTTGAGATTGTAGAGTGATGGTCATGACCAATTCATGACCAAATTTATCCGAAAAACAGGTAAAATGGGTTCCTTTTTCGGTGTATAGAGATTACTAAAAAGTAATAAAAAGAAAGAAAAAAGCTAGGTTTTATACCGTTATTCGCATAAATCCTAGCTTTTTATCTTAGCGACGAGGATGGGACTTGAACCCACAACCCGCAGAACGGGCACCAACTTTCCAGGCTGGCCGACTACCATTATCACACCTCGTCTCAGTCAACTGTGCAAGTATACCATTAGCTTTTTTGAAAATCAAGCATTATTTTTTAGAACTTTGCTGTATTTTTCGAAACGATACGCTATAATGAAGCTAACTAAAGAGAAAGGAGAGGCTTCATGCTGGAGTACTTGAATTTAAAGCTGGACGGACTGGGTGTAGGGGAAAGCTCATTGAACATTTGGATGAAGAATGGTCGGATTAAGTATGCCTATGATGCGCCTGTAGAAGATGAAGGTCCGGCTCTTGTCTTGAATGTGCCCAAAGAATCTTCGGAAAGCTTCTTAAACTCTTTAGATGAGTGTGCCATACCGAAGTGGAAGCAAAGCTATTTTCAGGAAAAAAAAGGAGGTATTCCTGCATTTTCCTTCCGTTGGTTTTTATTGTATAAAGAAGAGAATCAAGAGGCGAAAGAGTATCAAGGGATTAATAGTGTTCCGGGAAGTTGGAACCATTTTATTGCTTCTTTAAACAGACTGACGGCTGAGGTGAATAACGCGAATTCTCATCAAATTATGCGCTTTTCCTTACGAGTGGAAGAGGAAAGGGAGAATGTAAGCTGGAATCCTTTGACCCGGAAAGAAGAAAGAGAGGACGTCTTCTTTGAAGAGACTCTGCTTCTTTCCAGAGAAAGTCAAAGCCTTGTTTACCTGCAGAACATGAATAAGCTTCCTTCGGTAAAGCATGAGTACTTTATACCCAAAATCGTGGATTATCTTTTGGGCAATATAGAACGCTTTTTTCAACATTATGATCAGAGTGCGGGAAGCATCGGGGAAGAGAGTCCGGCCCTTTTAGAGATTACAATTCAATATCGGGATGGTCGGTATTTTCAAGTAAAAAGGTCCTATGATCGCTATGGTCTTCCGGATGACTGGGAAGACTTGTTGGAGGACTTTCATAAGACTCTGTCCTACTACGGTGTATTCGGTTCTCTTTTTGATCCAAGACTGTACCGGCATGGTGTGAAAGAAGGAGAACATATTTTTCTAAGCTGTTTATCCGAACCGAATGGAAAGCCTAGTTATTTTCGGAGCTTGGAGGACAATATTTCCGTGGGAGATTTTGTGTTGGTTCCCAGTCTGAAGCAGGAAAATGCGGAAACCGTAATGATGATTTCTGAAGTTCTATATTGTAAGGAAGATGCATTGCCTTGTCCTTTGGAGGAAGCTAAGTTAATACTCCGAAAATTGGATGAAGGAGAATTCTTCGGCTTTTTATCCCAGGATAATCATAACGATGACTTTATGTAAAAAAGGAGAATAAGTTGTGATTTTTTTAGTAGATTTTGAAAATACCCATGCCAGCGGCTTTGAGGGGTATCATTATCTGACAGAGCAGGATACCTTGGTGGTGTACTACAGTGATGAGAATTCTGCTTTACAGAAGGGCGTAGTAGAGGATTTAAAGGAAAAAGCTGTCCATGTAAGAATGGTGAAGCTTTTAAAACAACACAGCAATGCTTTGGATATGTACATTGCTTCTACAACGGGAATGTTTTTGGATACGGGAGAAAAGATTTGCATTGTTTCCAAGGACAAGGGCTATGCGGCGGTTCGAGACTTTTGGCACAGCTTAAGAGGTGCAGAAATTCTTTTGGGAGAGACCATTGAAGAGTGTTTTCTCCATTCTGTGGCCAATGACGATGAAAGAATCAGAAGAGCCAAGGAGAGAAACCAAAAGGTACAGCTTATTGATGCCTTTGAAACCACCAACAATGTTCCTACCAGACCGACATTAAGCTACAGAAACAATTATAGAAGAAGAAAAAATCAATTTCTGGATGTGAACAGCCATTTGGAGCCGGTAGAGCTCTTGCCGAATCCTTTAGCAAAGGAAGATGTAAGCTATGCTTCTTTGGTGGAGGAGGAAAATGACGGAGAACATTTTTCCGTGGATTATTCTGCAAGTATCAAGGAAGAAAAGCTTTATCCGGATGAGGATCATGCTGAAAGCTTTGAGAAAGAGCTATCTTCCGATAGAGCTACAGAAGAAACTGTTGCTGCTAATGAAAGAGAAAATCCGGATTCTCAGGAGGAAGCTAAAACCGCAGATAACACCAAGCCGGAAGAAGCGAAGCATGAGGATTCCTCCAAGAGTTCGATTGAAACCGTGAATCGTATTTATCCTAAGACGGAAAAGAAAGCAAATGCAGGAAGACCTTCTAATCAAATCCAGTATATTTATGATCCGGTTTTAAAAAGGATGAAGCGTGTGGATGTAGAGGAAGTAGCGGAAGACAGCATTTCCGAAACCGGGGCGGAAGAGTCTAAAAAAACGGAAGAGAAAAAGTCTTCCGATGCCGGAAAAGATGGAGCTGTGCAGGAGGATACCGGCGCTGTAACAGAAAGTCGCTCTACGGAGCAAAGGGAACGGCAAAGACACCATAATCGTAGAAGAAGGCGTTCTAACGGAAAGAAGGATAACGGAACACAGGCTTCCGGACAAAATTCCAATCAGGAATCGAGCCAGGACAATACTAAAGCGGTGTCGCAGGATAGTGCTAAAGTAGAAGCAAAGGACAATGCTAAAACAGTAGCAAAGGACTATGCTAAAACAGAAGCAAAGGACAATTCTAAAGAACATGGAAAGGATGCTTCTAAGGAAGAGTCCAAGTCCATAAAGGAACAAAAGCCGGAAAAGCAAGAGAAGGTGGAAACAAAGGAGAAAAGCGGAAAGTCTGATAAAGTGGTAAAGGAAAAGAAATCCGCCAGAAAAACAGGAACAAAAGTCTCTCAAGAAAAACATGTTGAAAAGTCTGCTGAAAAATCTGCTGAGGATTCTGCTAAAGCTTCGACGAAAGAAGAGAAAAAGCAGAACCAGACTCCGGAAAAGAAAGCAAAGGTTAAGGATGCGGATAAGTCTGTAGAAAGTAAAACCGATCTCAAAACTACAAAAGAAAAGCCGGTAAGGAAGTCTGTAAAGGCTAAGACAGGAGAAGAAAAGTCGGAAACAAAGTCTACCCGGGCGAAGACTGCGGAAAAAACCGATAAAACTAAGGCGGGAGAGAAGACAAATACGATTAAGGAAGAAAAAACGGCAAAAACAAAGACCGGTGCGAGAACTTCTAATGATAAAACTACTGAAAAATCTGTAAAAGCTAAGGCTGATACAAAGAAAACAGAATCAGCAAGTGCGAAAAAGCCCGGTCGGAGAGGAAGAAAGAAAAAGGAAGAAACAAAGGAGACTGACAAGTAG